GACTGGGAATGCATGTTGAATGGCCTGCGCAATACGGACGCTGCCCTCTACATCAAGCAAAAGGTTCAGCTTTGGCGTGGCCACCAGATTGTCCCGCGCGCCGGTCAGCACCTCTTTCGGGAGGGTAATCTGCTTCATGCGTTCGCGCAGATAGTGGTACTGGATTTCGGCCTGCAGGTAGAACACGCGCAGCGGTCGCGGCGGTGTGAAGTCGAGAAACGGCACGCCCGCAGCCATGTGCACCAGCCAGGAGATCAGCAGATCGCTCTTGCCAACCTTGGGTGCGCCACCCAGCACCAGCAGCCCGCCCGGTGTCAGAACACGCGGTGCGATGATATCCGCGGGCATCGGGCTGTCATCGTCCAGCAGCGCGCCAAGCGTGAATGAGGGCATCTCATTCGGCGCAGGCGCGGCGCTGTCGAGCCGGATCAAGGGCGGTCCGTATTTCTCGACATGGCGGGCCCAGAGCCGCTCAGACTCGCGCTTGAGCCGCTCCACTGGCCACTCTGGCCGCAGCATTGCGGCGTTGTAGCCGCAGATGCCCTCCCAGCCCTCGTCTTTCGACATCCGGCCCTCATGGACCATACGGATGAAATAGCCGATCGCGGCCGAAGCCCCCTCGAAACGCGACCAGTCGTCCTGCGCGCTCTCGCGCACCGGGGTGACCAGCACATCATCGACGGCAGGCTTGTCGGGCGTGGCGAAGTCGGGCTGCAGAGACACGCCCGGTGCGGGCGGCATGTCAGTGACGGCTTCGGTGAACTCGCCCAGATCACGCTCAAGGTCCGCGTTCAGCGTGACGATGCGCACCTGCGTCTTGAGGCTGTTCTTGTAATAGACCGAGCCCGCGACCCGGATCGGCTGATGCGCTGAACGAAAATGCATATCCCCGCCGACCTTGGCGGCAATGTCGCCGCGGATACGCGTCACGCGGGCGATGTCGCTGCCCTCTGCAGGCTCGGTGAGTTTCCACCAGACATGCGCCTTGTGCTGGCCCTCTGGCGTCACACCGCCGCTTTCCACCACCATCGTGGGTGGGCCGAGATGACGCTCGAGATGCGCGCGCTTGGCGGCAATGTCGCCGGTGTCGATATCGACGACCACAGCCTGCATTTGCTGAATGTCCGCCGCTTTGGCCTCACCAGGGGCGACCACAGTACCGGGGATGACATAGACGGCAGCACCCTCTCGCGCGGCCCAATTGGCAAAGGTGGTCATCTTGGCGGTGACGTTCTCAGCGGCATCGATCCAGATGTTATGCGGGCGGCCATCAAAGCCCTGGCCCTTGTCGATGAAGCTGCGGACCGGGATCAGGCCGTCGCAATAGCCGAACACCACCTCCATGAATTGAGCGATCTGCTCGGGGTCCGGCTCGTCACCGAACACGTCGATCTGTGGTGCGGCGTCGTTGAAGTCCCGCCACGGGTTGAAATGGACGAGATTTTCCTTGGGCGTCTCAGATGATGGGTCATCCGATGGGGTTTGAGGGTCGTCGTGATTGGTGCTCATGGTGGCATCCTCTGTGTCGCTTGGGGTGTCGGGCGGATCGTTTGGGGCATCCGTCATGTCGGCATTTTCCAACACCGCTCCGCCCAAGAGCAGAAGCGGCATTCAAAGAAGTCGCGATTTTGGGCCACGCGCGGCAGCAGCTCGCCCGCGTCGGTGGCTTGCAGGATCCGGACGCCGCGATCGGACATCCGCTGCGCGAGGTCAGCGTCGAAGGGCACAAGCTCGTGGTGCAGCTCAGCGGTGTCCTTGTTGATCGCGGTGAACACGGCGGGTGCCGCGCTGATGCCAGGCACGCTTGCTTCCATGTAGGCCTGGTAGACAGCGATCTGGGCGGCGTAGACGGGCTTTGATTTGGTCACCCCGTCCTTGACGCAGGCGCGCCAGTTCTTGGCGTTCATGGTCTTGCATTCCCAGAGTGCAGGGACAGCGAGACCGAAGCCCTCTGGGCCGGCCGCGATGATGCCATCGACATGACCGCGAATGCGCCCACCCGCGACCGAGAACCCGAACTGGCCGCCATCTGGGTGGTTGCCCTTTTGCGTGTAGAGATCGAACCCCGCGCCGCGCAGCCAGCGGATGGCGAGATCTTCCAGCTCGTGCCCGATGGCGAAGATGCGCAGCAGCTGGCCGGAGAAGTCCTGCCCCTCATCCTTGGGCGCGTGTGTGAACTCAAACTGCAAGGCGCGTTCGCAGGCGTGGCCAAGCCGCGAGCCGCCGAGGTAATCACGGGGAGTCCTTGCCGCATTCTCGGACGTCAGGGCCGCATCAATGGTCTCGTTGACGCGTTCAGAGAAGCTGGGTTTGTGGTTGAAATCGAGGGTCAAAACGGCACCTCCGACTGGCTGGCGATCTCGAACATCTCGGTGCGGAAGGCCTCGACGGTGATCACGATCAGCCGGTGCATATCGTGGTGGCTCAACTGCCCCAGCGGGCGGTCCCAGCCGATTCGTTCCATTTCCAGGGCGAGCGCGCGCATCACGGCAGGCAGCGCCTGGGTTTCATTTTCGGTAAAATCGACCATGCTTAGTCCTCTTTTCGCTTTCATGGTGAAGGCTGCCTGGCACTGCATGGAGCAGAACCAGCGGTATGTGCGCTTGCCGCGCGGCTGGTGCGGATCGAACCAACCAAAGCCGCGGGTGCGAGATGTGCAGACGGCGCAGAGCGTGCCGCGCGGATGCCAGAGGCGATCAAAGCCAGGGCGATCCGCAGCCTCTGTGGGCGGGGATGCGATTTGCGCGACATGGCTCATGCGGCCTCCCGCGCAGTCGGGGCCGCGCTGGTGATCAACCCGCGAATGGCGCGCTTGTTGAACCCGAAGGTCATCAGCGCCGAGGCCTTGTAGCGGGTGAGGCCATAATCGCTGCGTGCGGCAGGTGAGAGATATTGCAGCTGCTTTTCCGTGGCGGGCTGGTTCAGCCAGGCGCGCGTCTTGAAGGCGCTTTCGTCAGTCTCGTGGTCGTTCAGCCAGTCATCGGCCTGCGCGAGACAGACGCTGCGCTCACCGATCCCCAGCAGCTGTGGCTGCACAGCGCGTGCGCCGCCAATGCTGTACCAGAGGCCATCGAGCCAGAAGACGCCGCCCCAGGCCGAAAAGCCCGTCGCCAGAAGCGCATCCTCGGTGTCGAAGAGATCGACCCATTCGAAACTTGAGCGTTTCAGCAGATCAATCTCAGTCATCATGAAGCCGGAGAGCGCCCCACCCAGGGCTCCATCACGGGTTTCATCCTCGTCCTCGACCAAGAGCTCGCCGCAGATCGGGCATTCGCGCGAGGCCAAGGGTATGTCTGCCTGACAGGACGGGCAGGTTTTCGACGGGGCCTCACCGCTGGTGGTTTTGCCCTCAAGATCGACGTCCTGCTCCAGCGTGCCGTGGGTCAGGCTCGAGGTGCCAAAATCCAGCACGACGCAGTCAGTCTTGACCACGCCCGGGTGCTCAGCGGGATCCACGGTGCGCAGTCCGCGCCCGACCATCTGGATCATAGTTGATTTGTAAGAACTGGGCCGCAGCAGCACGACGCAGGACGTGGGCGGGTGGTCCCATCCTTCCGTGAGCACAGCCACGTTGGTGATCACGCGGATTTCGCCCTTGGCAAAGGCCGCCAGGATATTGCGGCGCTCTTCGCCGGGCAGATCGCCATGGATCAGACCGGTCGGAATGCCAACGGCGTTCAAGGCCTCAGCGACATGCGCGGCATGGGCCACAGTCGAACAGAACACCACCGTGGGCCGATCAGCGGCCTTTTCCTGCCAATGGCGGATCACCTCCTCGGTGATCGGCGCGCGGTCCATGATCTCGGCCACCTCGGACATGTCAAAGTCCGACACGGTCTTGCGCACCGCCCTGAGCTTCTCCTGCACACCCACATCGATGACAAAGGTGCGCGGCGGCACGAGGTGACCCGATGCGATCAACTCGCCCAGACGGACCTGATCAGCGACATTGTCAAAGACCGCGCGCAGCCCCTTCTTATCGCCGCGGTTCGGTGTGGCGGTGACGCCGAAGATGCGTGCCTCGGGGTTGGCGTCGCGCACTCGGTCGATGATGCGGCGATAGCTGTCGGCCACGGCATGATGCGCCTCATCGATCACCAGCAGGTCCAGCTTTGGCATTGCGGCCAGATTGCGCTCGCGCGCCAGTGTCGGCACCATGGCGAACGTCACCTGGCCGCCCCAGGATTTGCTGGTGGCATCCACCACCGAGGTGGTGATGGCGGGATTGACCCGGCCGAACTTGTCGCGGTTCTGCGCTGTCAACTCGTCTCGATGCGCCAGCACGCAGGCTTTGGCGGCGCTGTCGCCGATCACCTCGCCAGTGACCGCCGACAGCATGATCGTCTTGCCCGCTCCCGTCGGCGCGATGCCGAGCGTGTTGCCGTGGGCGTCAAGCGCAGCAAGGCTGCGCTCGACGAAGAGTTTCTGGCGGGGACGCAATCGCATGGCTCTGGCCTCTCACTCAGCCCAGCTCGGACGGCCCGAGAAGCCTGGTCCAGCAGGCGCTTGCTGCGCGGGCGTCTGCTGCGATTGTGGCTGAGACGCCGGGGCCGGATGGCCTTGCGCAGGCGCAGATGTGGCCGGTGCCTGATACCCATGTGCAGGTGCAGAGGGAGCGACCGGTGCCTGATATTGTGGCCCGGATGCGGGGAGCTGCATCTGCGGTGCCATGCCAGGTGCCGCGACATGGCCCATCACCTGCGGGTAGTCGCGGTGATCGGGCATGACCGCGCTCTTGATCTCGTTCTTGTCCTCGCCGTTGGTGTCCTGTCCAACGTCGATCCGGGCGATAAATTCCAGACCATCAAGGTCAGCAAACCCGTTGATCCGGCGCCGGGCCTGGGCCTCGGGAGAGTTGTCCTTATCCGAGATGCCACGCGACGAATTGAGAATGCCCCGCACAAGGCTGCGGCCCATATTGGCCCAGTTTGGACCATTGGGGCTGTAGAGCCCGATCAGCGACCAGATCTTGCGCTTGGCATAAGGTCCTTCGAGCACCGTGTATTCGGCATCAAGATAGACAGACCCTGTGCTGCCCCGTTTGGCATAACCGCCGGTCCAGCCTTGGGTGGGATCATCAAACCCGCCGGGGCGCAGCGTCAGGCGCACCTTGGCCAGCGTGCCCTTGGGGATGACATTGCTGTTTGATTGGGCGTCGTTGAAATCGTTCCAGAGAGACATGGGTGAAGTCCTTTCAGTTGGGGGTGTCATTGGAGGGGGTGGTGGCCTGCGCCGCAGGCGGTGTCGGCAGCTGCGGGGCCTCAAAGGTCAGGCGGCGGTCTGCGGGGATGAGCGGGCCCCGGATCTTGTCCATCAGCTTTCCGAGATGCGGGGGTTCGACCATGTCGAGACGCCCGGACCGATCCTTGGCCGGGAAACCCCAAGAGTTGAGCGTGTGACAGACAAACCCGCGCTGCGGCGCGCCGTCCCCGCCTGCAATGTCGGTCATGGTGATGACCTGATCGACGATCCCGGGCAGCTCCAACCCGGTCTTGGAACCGTCGATCTGCGGCGAGAACACCTTGCGATTGAAGTCATCGAGCTTCTGATCAAGGATGCCGACAAACCAGATGTTTTTGCCGCGGGTGTGTTGAAGATGCGTGAGCCACGCGATCATCTCGCGGCCGTGCAGGCCGTAGGCACCGCGCACATCCGGCTTGCCCGTCTTTTCTGACAGCGCCTCGGGCTGACCCTTGCACCAGCCAAAGCAGAGCCGCCCTGCCACGGTGATCGAGTCGATGAACACCGTGTCGTATTTGGCCAGCATCACCGGGTCGCCGTACTTGGCGCAGACCGCGTCAAAGTGCGCCTGACTGTAGGGCTGATCCGCGCGCAGTGCCGGGTTGGGTCCGCCGATGAACACCGCAAAATCCCGGCATTCAGTCCAGGTCCGTGGGCGGATGGCATCGATGGCCAGCCCCTCGATCGCGAGATCTCCGGCCTCGAGGTCGAAAAACAGCGTTGTGGTATTCCGCAGCGTCCAAAGCAGACTGGTTTTGCCGATGCCCGAGGGCCCGAAGATGACGCCTTTGATGCCGCGCGGCTCAGCCATGCGCTGATCGGCCGTGATAATGGGAAGCGCGCCGGTCATGCCAGCACCTCGCCGTTCATATCAGCGGCACTCGCATCACCAGTCACGGCAATGTAAAGCACATCGAGCCGGTCGGCCTCGGCGAGGCATTCACGCCCCTTACGCCGCATGAAGCGTCGAGCATCGTTCAGCAGCTCCGGGTCTTCGATAAGGTTCGGGACCGCGACATATTCCTCGGCGCTTTCAACGAAGTAGGATTTCGAGCGCAGGTCACTGACAAGCGGCGCAAACGCGTCGCATCGGTCGGCGGAATCCATCTGGTTCAAAACGTCATGACGGTTTCGCAGGATCCGTTTCACTTCGGAAATGATCCCGGTGCGCAGCATGCGCATCGCGCCTTCCGCCCGTGCCTGCGAACAGGTCAACGGGAACGCCGCGCCCATGATATCGTCGGCTATTTTTGGGGCATTATTGCCAAGCTGGGATGCCACCCCCCAGACACGTTCGCCAAAGGCCGCTGACTGACTGTCAAGCATCGAACCACTCCTTGATTTTGGTGAAAGCTTTCGACCCCGCAGCGATGGCGGCGACGTCGAGATGGTGAAACTGGCTGTCGCTAGCCTCGTGCAAACCGTCCCGAGCCAACTCGAGATTGTCGTCCGAGGCCCATTCAGCGAAGGCGCGGAACGTGCCGGTGACATGCTGCCAGGCGGCCTGTTGTGGCGTCGGCGGGACATAAAGTGGGTTCCGACGACTGGGTTTGCGCTGAGGGCGCATGCCTCGCACGGCGGCATCGACCACCATCTTGCGCAGCGCTGCCCGGTTCGGTTCTTCGCCGCGCTCAAGCTTTTCGTCGAGGGTGCGACGGATGATGCCGGGATTAGCGGCTTCGGCATCTCGGAGCAGACGTGCTTCGTGGATCTCGCGTCGGTTCAATCCAAGGCCGGCGGCACTTGGCACAACTTCGTTCACATCGCGAACGAGGTCAGTCCTGGCACCTTGGCGTCCAACGTCACCATCTGCCTGTGCACCGTCATATTCATCAGCCAGTCGGCGCTTTGCGGCAGCCTCGATCTCCAGTGCATGGGCCTGCGCGCGATGCGCCGCCGCAACCAGATCGTCATGCGCGGCTTTGGCCCGGCTCAGGCGTGCGACCCGTTTCGCGGTGTCATAAACAAGACCGGCAGCCTCGCGGGCCTCGAGCACTTCCGCTGCCGTCTTGGCTCCTGCCAGCATTGTTGCTGCGTGATCAATCAGGCCGGGAAGACCCTCGATCGTCTGTGGAATGGGGCTGAGCGCTGTCATTGCGCGGCCTCATTCGGCTCAAGCGTGACCTTCAGCGCACCGGTCTTTACCGTACGCGCGGGCTCGAACCCCTTGCGCCAAGCCTCAGGAAGCGCACCGTATTTGCGCTCCGAGACGGCCAGCCTGCTATCGATGAACTCGGCCGGGTCTTCGCCGCTTTCGGCAATGTTGACTGCAATCTGCGCCAGTTTCTCCTGGTCCCAATCGATACGTTTGGGCAGATCGGCCACGATGGTATAATCGCCATCAGCCAGCCGAACGGTGCCGGTATCCTTGCCGCAGGCCTGGCGCGCCTCAGCGGCGCGGGTGGCGTAGCGCACTTCAAGCGCGGTGCTGAACCGCGCGGTGGCGGATTTCAGCTGCTTGGCGGCATTGGCCAGTTCGGCCTGCAGGCTGGCGAGCAGTTCCACCGGCATCTGCGCCAGATCGCCGGTCGGCATGTTGAGCATGTCATTCACGTTTGGGGTGTTTTCTGGATAAGTCATGGGGGTTCCTTTTTTGGGGGGGGTGGGTCAGGCGGCGGTGGCGGCCAGTTGCGTGACGGCATCGGCTGAGCTGCGCGTCTTGGGGCGCGCGACTGCGAGATAAGAAAACAGGTCTGGACCGAGGCGTTCCTGGACGAGTCGGACCAAGCCTTGGGCCTCTGTCCAAAACGCCCGTGTTCCCAACAGGCGCAGTTCGTTGCGCTCGTTGTCCCCAAGCTTGGAAAGCCCGTGGAAGGTATCGAGCACCAGAAACCCGCGATGATATTCCAGACGGTCACCGGGCATGGCCTGCGCCACCCAGGCGCAGAACTGGATTTCCGTGAGCGGACCCTTCGGCCGGATCGTAGTGATGGTTGCTGTGGTCATGTTGCTGGCCTCCTCGACTTGCTTCTACTCACGCGATCTCAAAACCGTCCCAGCACGGGCCTAGACCGAAAGCGGTAAGTACCGGGCGAAGGGCGGAGATCCGGCGATAGAGGGTGGCGCGCTTGAGGTCCCCATATGCGACCAGATCAGACACAGTGAACCGGGACAGTGCGCGACAGAGTTGACGGTCATCGTCGCGCAGGCGGGCCAGCGCGCAGTTCGTCGCGAGCCTTGCATGCTGCATGTCGATGTCGAAAGGGCGCTGACCGTACCAGCTGGCCAGGCCATCCTCTTCAAGCAGAAGGTTTTTCAGGGGCTCGCGGCTGCCGA